ATGGTGAGGTTTGCGTGGTACTACTTTAAGTACTGGCTGCTACCCGCCACCCTGGTTTGCGGGGCGCTGGGCTGGCAGGCTGATACCGTCCAGGAATACATGGCTATTGCTTACGGGGTGACCCCAAGCTTTTTGCGCGATGGCATTTTTTCGGTGATTTTTGTCATGCCGCCAGCGGTAGCTTCGTTTATTTTTATCCCGCACGGCTTTGTATACCCATACCTAGCCTTGGCGGCATTTGGGGGGCAGGTGGGAATGGTTGTTGGGGTTTGGCTGCTGTGCAATCTGATTTCCCCGCCGCAGTTCCTGCTCAAGGACGAGCCTGCCTGACGGGCGTGCCCGTGCGAACGCCCGTTGTTTTGGAATTGGAAGGTTGAGGGTCGCTACAGGACTAGGGATAATTCATGTAGATGAATCAAAATATCATGGTTATAATCAGTAGGCGAAAGCTCTATAATTGATCATCCTTAATAAAAGTAGGAGAGGTAGCCTTCCAGTGAGTGACTTTGAACGTACATTCGGGGCGGGAGCTAATCTAGACTCTATAATCGACGGATTATCTTATGTGCCTAGAACCTCTGATTTTGATACGAGTGAAATTATCTTTTATGATTCCAATGATGCGCTGGAATTTATAAAGGAGAACTCTGGTCTTTATTTAGAAGTCGCCTCAGAAACTTATGAGGAATGCAATATATTTGGTGCTGGTTTTGACGAGGATCCGGCAAAGACTATCGTCGCTCGTGATGTATACAAAGTTTCACGTTTGCGCGAAGGTCAGTATATTAGAGTTGCAGGAAATATTGAGGAAAAGTACTCTTGCAGAGCGATTCCGCAAGTTTTCACTCTTGTCGTGCCTTACGATCCTGATCAGGCAGAATGGATGAGCTGCCATTTTGATTCGAGGCTTTCGCATAAAATTGAAAATAATGAAATAACACTGGAGTCTATTGGGGATTATTTTAGTGGAATGGGGTGTTCTCAGAGAGTAGCTTTAACCAGAAAACCTCGTGATTTTGTTGAGATAGTTTCAGTTTTAAGTTCGAAAAATATGGAGCTTGTTCCAATCTCTGAAAGTGTTTCGCTGATAATTTCAGGAGGAGAAAGCGTTGATGCTGCTCTAGTTACAGAGGGTGATTGCACATACTTAGTTCAGTATGGGTTCTCTGACAGAATTTACAATATGCTCGTTTAGTTTTTTGGTCGTGGAGCGCTAAAAACTACGTTAGTCAGATGCCAATGAAATGAGTGCTCGGGTCGAATGAAAACGAGTGGTCGAGTCGGTACAATTGCCCATTATTTTGCAGTCCGAAGTTTTTTGAGGTCTTTTTCCAGGGCAGTTTCGTTGTAGATTTCGCGGGTTGTAGCCAGCATAGACTTCGCGTCGAGCAAGTGGAACCGGGGGCTGTTGAGGTGCGACACCGGCAAATCAGGTTCGCCAGCTTCGACATACCGAGTGCGTTCTTTCTTAAAATTCTTTAGCAACTGTTCAACGCTAACCAGCTGGCTTTTAGCTTCCGACTGGACAGTGCCACCGGATTCCTTCACAAGGCGCTTTAGGTTTGAGGCCACGTCGCGATAAATCTTCGTTGCGCGGTCAAAAATCTCAACGCCAGACAGTTGCTGTTCGGACTTACTGATCAGACTTTCGATCTCGGCGGCGCGTTCACTATTTTCTCTCGAAACTTCGTCAACCGACCTGGATGGCCTGCCCATTGTTTTTGCCGGGCGCTCGGAATTAACAATAGCGCGTGCAAGCGCATGACGGCCCGTAAAAACAGCTTCAGAAAGATCGCGATCGAGGTTTTCCAGCATGCCACGTGCAGGTCTGCCAGACCCAAATGAGGCTGCTGAGTAAGCGACTTGGTTAATGGACGAGGGAGTAGACAGTGGGAGTTCTTCGTTTTTTTCGATTTCATTCAATTCGGCGATCAGATTATCGAACTCAGCTGCTAATTCCAGGTATTCCTCTTCGCGACTTTTTCCTATCTTTCCTATCCTAAGACTTACTTCTGCCAACGGAGCGTATGCTTGCAGCTCATCGGAGCTTGGGAGTAATGCGAGTTTCTTTTTGAGCTCGGCTTTGTCATCGCTGCCTCCGACGATAGATCGAGCGATGGAAAGGCGTTCGGCAAGTGCGTTTGCGCGCAAAATCTGGGTGTGAGGATCATCGCTAATCAACTCATCTGCTAAAAGTTGTGCGCATTCGTCGAGCTTTAGTTTCAAGCGCATGGCACGTTGTTTGACCTTATCGTGCTCGCTCATCTTCGGTCGTGCCATATTTCCCTCTGTTTAACTAGCTTTTTTGATTGAAAATCTACGTGTGTGAGCTTTTCGGAAAGCAATACACTCGCTGCGGGAGTAATAAACGTTCCGAAAATCTTTAAAATAATCCAGCTCGTAGCGCCCGGTTGACCGCCAAGTTGCTAGCGTAGCAACAGAAACGCCTACAATTTCTGCCGCAACATGGACGGAGATCAGGTCATCGGGGAGGCTCTGGTTAGTCTGCATTGTCATCGCTCGTTCGCATTGTGTCGTTTGTGACAAGAACGAGGCTACCGCCCGCCATTTCGATAGTAAATGGTAAAATAAAAGTATACTTAGTGTACCGAACACCTGCAACCCCAAGCCAAAACGTCGAAACTCCCACAGGCATTGGCTCAGGCCGAATGTTGTCCGACACTGCCCCGATATTCCGTCAATAGCGATCCGACGAACGGTAGATCGATGTATCGAGTTGGGTGGATTTGCTGGGGTGGCGGGGCGGGGTTTGCGTTCAAAAGCTGTGGGCTTGCGCGCAAAAAAGCCCCTGCTGGGTGGCGGGGGCTTGGAGGATTGACCTTACTTTTTCTTCTGCTTTGCGAGTACTTCCTTGAAAAATACCTGTTCTGAGCGACTAATGTAGTCCTTAAGTGACAGTGATGCCTGGTCTTGCATGTACGATGGGGCGCTTTGGAATATGCTGTTTTTATAGCTGCCCCATTTTAAGTATGTCTCGTCGACTGCTGCTTTTACAGCTTCGGAGCTGTTAGCAGATGCATAAGAGTTGTAGTAATAGCTGGTGATGACCTGGCTTGACGAAGAGATACACTCCATGAGTTCTCTGCGAAGTTTTGCTGTGTACTCATAAGTGATAGGGCGTTTCAAGCTGCTGCGCCTAAGGTCACAATAAAATAATCCCTTATTGATAAGTCCAACCAGATTTTCAGCAGGCGATGAATTGGGGCTAATTGTCGACTTTAGCTGATCCTCGAAAGACATCTTTTGATAGGCGACAAATTTGTCAATCTCAGCTTGGGAAGCGCCACGCTGTCGCATGTCGGAAATTGTGTTATCGAGCGACTCCTGAGCAATCTGCTCATCTGTTTTTGGAACGTATTCGGATTGAGATACGCAGCCGGTAAGCAGAGCGAGTGCCAATGCCCCGCAAGTCCATTTGTAAGACATACGCTAATTTTCCTCGTGACAGCGTTTTCGATGAGATTCGTAGTGGCGATATTACATCACAGAAAAGAAAAAAGCCCCTAGGTGGGGCTATTATCTGTAGCGTCAGGTTAGGCCTGGATAAAAAAGGTTCCGACTTCGTTTTGCGCGGGGAATCCGTTAGTCCCAGGCTTAAGCTTTATGCGTGCATGGACGACTACATCCCTTGCTTTCAAAACGTCCGCAAAGCTGGTGGAGGGTAGGTTTGCTGCGGTTTTCAGCTTTTCCAGCATTTCGTTTGAAATTTTTATGGCGGTTGGGTGATTTCCTTGACCGTAGAATCTGTGCCAGACGTGGCGTCCAGCGTGCTCACCGGACACGATTTCGAACTCGGCCAGGGCTGTTTCTCCGCCTGCCTTTGTCTTGCCTTGCTGCAGGTTTTTAAGGCGAATCAGGGCTTCGTGGGTCGGCATTGGCTCCCTGCTCTGGGCCGTGCGGTGGACGATGGTTGTATCGATTCCACGGGCCTTTCTGCGGAGCCAGTTAACGTGAGATTTAACCCAAGCCTTGCAGGCGCGTAGAGCTGCGGCATCGGCGGACTCCCCTGGGCGTGGGCGGTGGCGGGCGTAGTTTTGGTCACGAAAGTACTCGTTGCCGGGGTTTTGCTCCTGGTCGACCAGCAGGATTTTGTCGACGATCTGGGCCTCTGTGGAGGAGCGAAACATGCCGCCCAAGATCCTATTTAGCTCCATGGAGCGGCCCTGGGCGCCGACCGCAGTGCCTGGCTGGCGGGGCTTCATGGTTTTAGTGTACTGAGCGTCGATGCCGTAGTTCGACTGGGCCAGCTTGAGATCTAGGGTATTGAGGGGCTCGCCTGGATTGTAAAAACTAATGGCGCCGTTTCGGTGATCTGGGTGCGTCGTAAACGTGTAGTAGCAGCGACTCGTTTCTCTCCAGCAGCCATCGATCACTTTCAACAACCTGCCGTCGAGGAAGTCGTCTAGGGCCTCCAGGGCGGCGGCAGACACTGTGAGAAATTCTTCCGGATGGACAGGGCGATCTAGGGGCAGTACGACGCGGAATCGTGGGCACGCAGCAGTGTTGCTAAACGACGTATAAATGCCATGTTCCCAGTTTAGGTCGATAAGGGCATCTTCCAGCTCCTCCAGATTTACCAGGTCGTCGGTGGGCTTTTGGTCTACGTCGAAAATCACCATTGATGTGCCAATGACGTTATCTATGTTGCGCTCCGGAGCCCGGAAAAACGAAGGGGTGAATGTCTGACCGTCTTTGTCTTCGCTGATGCGCTGCGGTTCCAAAATGTTTGTGTAAAAGTCGCGGAAGGATGGGGCTTCGCAGTTCTGCACGTAGCGGGTTTCAGCTGTTGCTTGAGTCGCAAATTTAATGCTCATGTCAATGCTCTCTTGTTGTTGTGTTGTGCGCATTTATATTGTTGCGGATGAGCAAAAGGCTACACAACAGTTTCTCGCTTGGCATTTTTGTAGTTTGGGGTATACATGCTAGGAACCTTGAGTTTTTCTTAGCCAAAGATTTTATCCGCACCCTCAACCGTCCTTTCCTTTTTAAATATGAATGAACCCGTTGAGGGTGGACAGTCATCGGATTCAGCGATATACAAACTCGGATGCAGCTGTGAAGCAAGACCTTTGGCTAAGAAAAACGCCTTTAGCAACCGCGTGCAACTATGGGCAATCTTCGTCAAACCAAAGAAGGCTGTATAGCCAATAATCAAAAATCTGCAAGTGAAAACATTGAAAAAGGTGTTGCGCGGCTATTTGCTCATTCTGCAATATAAAAATGTGCAGCAAGCACTCAATAATAATAAGTGGCGAAAATGAAAAAATCTAACCTGCAAAACATCGAACGCAAAATCCTTGGCGACGTCCATTCCTCGAAGTCCGTTATCATAAATAGCGTAGGCGCAATGGAAGGGCACATGACTATTGCCACTGGTAAGCCGCAAGCGGAAGCCGAGTACTTTAAATCCGAGTACCCACAAATTAAGCGCCTTGTCGACATTTCCACCGACCCCGTAAACGCGGTTTACGCAGCCTACGCAACGGCGTCAGGCATTTTCGACGGCGCCAACGGCAAGCTGGCAGATAACGTGTACGACGTTAAGCGTTCAACTGTTTTCCTCAAAGTTTTGGCCAGGGCTAAGACGGAAAAAGCCTTGGACAAAGCTGCGTTGGAGCTGGTGCGCGAATCCCACGGCAAAGTAGATATTCCAAGGTCAGTGGAGTTGTTGCAAACTGCATCAGGCTTCAGCACCCAGGTTTGCGCAGAAGCTCTCGCAAAAAACATTACAAAGGTCGAAGCTGACTATGCTTCGCGATCCGACGATTTTAAATACCGTTTTAAGTCCGAGCCCCAGTCCCCTGAAGCCCTTTGCGACGAAATCCTAAAGGACAAACCCCGTAAACGACTGCTCCAGCTGCCGACAGGCTGGGGAAAAACCTCCCGCGTTCTCCAGCCAGTCATTGAGAAATACCTCGCTGACGGCAAAAAGGTGGTGGTCATTTCTCATCGGCGCTCAATTATCAAAAACCTGAGTGTCGACGGTCTTGTGCATTACGAAGACGTTCTGCCGAAACAAATGGAAACTGCCAAGGGGCTGAAGGTCGTGGTTAACTCAATTAACAGCCAAAAGTTTTCGGAGTTTCTCGAATATGTTGACCTGGTAGTCGTTGATGAAGCAGCGCAGGTCATAAATCACATTTTCGAAGGGTCTGTCGAATCGAGGGGGGAAGTCTGGGAAACCTTTAAACGACTCGTCCGGTCTGGATCTCGCGCAGCCATTCTTGCCGACGCAGATATTAACGATGAATGCTTGGCACTGCTAAACGATCACCAGGGCATTGTCAGCATTTTTAGCAAAAAGCAGTCGCACAACGATATCAAAATCAATCTTGGCCAGCTCGACCAGGTGCGCGCCCAGGCTTTGGATGCGATCGGCGCAGGCAAAAAAGTACTGATCGCATGCGACATCGCGAAGGACGCCAGGGCGCTGGGCAAAGCCGCAGAAAAGCTTGGAGTGCCTGCACTTGTAATCACCGCCGAAAGCGCAAATTGGCCAGAGCAGGCTGCTTTTATCGCCAATCCCAACACAACCGACCATACCGTAGTGATTTACAGCCCTGCTATCACGTCCGCCTTGTCCATCACTAGCGGCCATTTTGAGCAGCAATTCGGGCTTTATGAGGGCTCGGTAACCCCCAGGGAGGCCGTACAGATGCTCCGCAGGAACAGGACAATCAAGGAGTTCGTGGTGGGGATACGCAACCCCCAGAACAGGAAGGAAGAGATTGTAGATGTCGAGTTCCATGCTTCCCAGAAGACTGATTTCGACGTGGAGCTGCATGCTCATCGCAAACGCAACGCCTGGCTCAGGGACAACATCCTGTTCACGCTCCCTCGCGAGATGCACCGTCAGGGCTTCCAGATCGAGCAGATGGAGCGCGACGACGAAAAAGGCATCCAGGGATTTAAAGCAAACTCCAGCGCAAGAAAAGCCTTGAAAAGAGACTCAACTCAGAAGCTGTTGAGCGCAAAAACAATCTCAGAACACGAAGCTGAAAAAATTATTAAAAATGGTTCGTCTTGCGAAGACGAGTATTTCTCTGCAATACAAGCGCAGGCAAGGGTAGCGCTCAAAAAAAACGAGTTAACGACCGATGATGCGAAATTTTGGGGGGAGGGGGTTGGCAGAGTTAAGCTGGAGAATTATCGCAAGCTTTACTTTGTGGGATGCAACGAATTTCAAGATGTTATCAGAGAGGTTTTCCAGGGGATGCAAGCTGGAAAATGGAAGTCGGAAAACTCTGTGGCTGCATACGATCGGATTAACAAAGTCCGCGAGCAAGCCATCCTTGCTGGATTCAGGCTGTCCAAAAACTCCCCAAATATTTCGGATCGATCCAAACAGGGCGCAATCTCGGAAATCATGGCTATGCACGGTTTGAAAACAAAGCGCAAAGACGGCGGCGAGAAAGTCGGTTACTACTACATTATCGACCCCGAGTCGCTGGAGCAAATGAGAGGGTATGCAGGTTTCTAAACCGAGTGGGGCAGGGAAGCCCCGGTGCTTGGACGCAACTGTCGCAGCAATATAAATATCTTTAACATTTTGCGGATTAGGTGTTGCGCCGCTCTTTGCTCATTTTTCATAATAATCATAACAGCACATAACAATAATAAGAGAGTGCAGTATGATCAACGATCCTCAAGCTATTGCCGATATTTTAAAATCTCCCCAATACGATACGCTCCTTCTTCAAAAAGGTGGCTACAAGCATATTGATCGTAACCTGCTACGGATCTGTTCGGAGGCAGTCAGAGACCTGGAACTTAAGTTCGGCTGGGATGACTACAACCGCCAGCGACATGCAGGTAGGTTTCTGGATGGCGAATCATTAATCAAGGGGCCCAGCCTGCCAGCTGTTCCACGCCCATTCCACAGTTGGGCGGAATTTAGGATGTCAGTGTTTGGGGGCATGCAGAATATGCCCTTTGAGCAAATCGAGGTCGAGTACACCGTTACAAAAAAGCACCGCTCGGATTGGCATGATAGCTTAAACAATCGCATTTGGTATCAAGGTAAAGGAGTTATTCCTAATTCTGATGCTGCTCGTGATCTAATCTGTGCCGCCAAGCAAAACAGTATTCACCACGTCTTCATTTTTACTGTGCCAAACATAAAGTGCCCATGGCCTAAACCGCGCAAGGATGGCAGTGTAATGACCCAGGAAGAATGGTGCCGAAAGGAGGGCTTTGACTACATTTACGAGGGGGAGGAGCAGGCTTTTTTAGACAGTCCGAGACGCAAATGGCTTGTAGAGAATTTCGCCAAGAACCTTCCACCTCTACCGTTAAAGAATGCTCGCGTGCTGGAAGATTTGATTTCCGTTAACTCAGGGCTTTTTGCGCACAAACAACAACAGCAGCGTGTTACAATAAACTGAGAATAACAATAATAAAGTCAGTCGTTATGCGCCATGTCCTTGGTATTGATCCTGGCCTCTCCGGAGGCATTGCAGTGATCGATGAGAACTTCAATCTTGTCGATTGCTTTCGTATGCCCGTAAAAGAAATCGGCAGCAAGAACAAGGTCGATGCCGGGGCTCTCTTTGGTCGACTTTCCCAATTCAGAATTGACCTCGCGGTACTGGAACTGGTTGGTACTCGACCTGGTGAGGGGGCTGTCGGGGCTTTCAGTTTTGGCGATGGCTACGGGGCTGCTCGGGCTGTTCTGGAGTGCCTGGGAGTTCCTTACCGACTAGAGCGTCCACAAGCTTGGAGGGGTGGCCAGAGCCTCACTGGTTTGAGCAAAGAGCAGATCGCCGAGATCGCTTTCGAGGTCTTCCGGGCGGACGAGATCTACCGGGGCAAGCGCTTGAAAAAGGATGGCACTCGCGGGTGCAACGATGGCATCTCCGACGCACTGATGATTGCCAAATTTGGCGTCCGGTTTCTGGAGTGATCATGGCTGCCAAATCCCTCACTAGAGATCTAATCAAGCGCCTGGGCGTGGCCCTCACAAAGACCCCTCTGATTGAGGTTGCGGTGGGTGGCGTTGGCCTTCCTCGTTCGACTTTTTACTTCTGGAAGAACCAGGCTCAGGACATCGCTGACGCCAACCCTGATCGTGAAAATCTCAGCCGTGATGACGAACTGCTCCTGGAATTTCTGGACACGATCGAGGCCTCCCGCGCAAAGGTTGGTCAGAAGCTCAGTGACGCTGCTCTTAAGGGCGCAATGCAAGACCCTCGGGTAGCGATCGACATCCTGCAGCGCATGTTCCCAGACCAATTCGCCGCCCCTGCACGCCGAGAAATTGTTATTCGTCAGGAGGGAGGTGAGACAGGAACAGGCATCGCGCTCATCCCTACAACCATGATTGATGCAGACATCGCACAGGTGCTCGCACAGCAACAACAAGACGCCCTTCAGCTCGCAAAAACAAGAACAAAAGAGCTCTCGAATGATCACCCAGCGGACATCGACTGACTGCGGAATAGCCAGCCTGGCCAACGCAATCGGTATCACCTACGAACAGGCCCAGCAGTGCTTAGGGCCTCAAGCAGACCTGCGTGGCACAACAGCTGCCGACACCTGCAACGCCTTGTTAACCCTCGGCCTGAACCCCGTATACGCAACATTCCCGGCGTTCTATCAGCACCTACAAACTACCGGCAACCCCTGCAACCCCGACATTGTCCGAAGCTGCCCCGCAATCCTCACAGTGCTTTCCCGTAACGGTCATTCCCTCCACGCGATTTACTGGGACGGCTACCACGCACACGATCCAGACCCTCAATTCCCGCAACCCCGCAAGCTCGAAGACCTGGTGATCCTAGAAGCGGTCTTTGTGAGCAAAAACGGCTTGTGCGCAAACCGCGAAGCGGGGGTTGGGGCATGACGGCTTTCCAGGCTATCCGACCACTCGCACGGGCTGTTCAGAACATCATTTGGAAGCCGCTCCCAGGCTCTCAAAGCATGTTCCTGGTGCTTGGCCAGCCCCAATATCTCACGCGGGAAGTGCTGTTCCACGGCTCCAGGGGCAATGGCAAATCTGACGCACTCATCATGGCGTTCCTGCAGCACGTGGGAAAAGGCTGGGGTGCGTACTGGCGCGGGATCATCCTGCGGAAAGAGTTCAAACACCTGGCCGACCTGGTCAAAACCGCTGGCATGCTCATTCCCAGAATCTTCCCAGGGGCTGTTTGGAACGAGACGAAGCACAGCTGGACGTTCCCCACAGGCGAAGTGCTGATCTTCAATCACATCAAACACGTCAGGGAGTACGACGGGAAATTCCACGGTCATCAGTACGCGTTTATTGGCTTTGATGAGCTGGCCACCTGGCAGACGATCGAGGTGTATGAGGCCATGCTCTCAACCTTGCGTACTGCCTATCAGCCGACCGCTACTCAGCCACTCCCGCCGCCCCTGCAAGTCCGCAGCACAACAAACCCCTGGGGCGCCGGCAGAACTTGGGTGTATGAGCGCTTCATTGAGGGGCGCAAGCCTGGAGAGATCACTTACAACCAGGACGGTACAAGACAGCGCACAGCCCTGTTCGGCACGATCTTTCAGAATCACTACATTGACGACGGCTACATTCGTAACTACCTAGCCCAACTCACTGACCCGGCAAAGCGCGCAGCGTGGTTGGAAGGTGACTGGGAAGCCGTCGACACGGGTGCGATGTTCGGCCCTGTTTGGTCACAAAACCTGTTTCTCGATCCGTTCACCATCCCCGCAAATTGGAAGGTGGACAGGTGCTTTGACTTTGGCCAATCCACTCCGTTCTGCTGCCTATGGGTGGCCGAGGCTAATGGGGAGTCTGTACGGATAGGAGGTCGTGATTTCTGCCCTCCCAAGGGCAGCCTGGTCGTGGTCGGCGAAGATTACGGCACCGAAATCGATCCCAAAACCGGCAAGCAAGCACGCCCTGATGCAGGCTTATTTTTGTCAGCAAAACAGATCGGTGCACGACTAAAACAGCGAGAGAAAAAGCTTCAGGAAACGGTACTGGTGAACCATCTGAAGGTCGTTTCGGGGCCTGCGGACAATCAGATTTTTAACGGTTCGAAGGTTGATCAGGGGAACGCGCCCACTGTGGCCAAGGAACTCAAATCTGAGGGCATGGATTTCACAAACTCGGACAAATCACCTGGCTCCCGAGTGACCTCCGCACAGCTCATGTTCGGCAGGCTGCAGGCGACCAAAATCAATGACCCTACGCATCCCCACATCTACTTTTTCCCTGCCGCAAAGTTCCTGATCAAGACCTTGCCGTTCCTGCAGCGCGATGATGATCAGCTCGATGCGGTTGCTAAGGGGCCTGATGACCATGCTTGGGATGCTTTGGCGTACAGATTGACTTGGAAACGCCCGCAAGTAACTGTTTCGCATGGGATAATGAGCTAATAACTGCTGTAATAATAAGAGTCGAAAAGACCGATGAAAGTACAAGACAAATCCGAAATCTGCTCGAAATACTTCACCGACCGACGTCCGATCAGGGCCCTGCGTGGCGGTACTGACGCCATGCGCGCCGCTGGCCAGGAGTTCCTTCCCCGCGAGCCTGGGGAAACGCCTGAGTCGTACAAAAAACGCCTCTGCAGGACATACCTGAACAACCGGATGGCCAGGGTCGTTAAGAGTTTGTCTGCAAAGCCTTTCTCTCGGCCTGTGGCTGTCACTTCAGAGCCGCATCCGGAGCTGGCTGAGCTGTTCAGCAGCAACATCGACGGCAAAGGGACTTCGGTGAGCGCTTTGGCGGCGATGGCGTTTCAGGACGCGCTGTGGAACGGGTCTTCCTTCCTGTGCGTTGATGCACCTATCGGCGGTGGACAGCCTTACGCCTACTGGCTTTCTGGGGATGACATCCTGGGCTACAAACTCGACGAGGATGACAAGCTTAGGGAGATCCGAATCTCCGAAAAGGCCACCGTTGAGGACGGCGAATGGGGTGAAAAGACCGTCTGCCGGGTGCGTGTGTTCCGGAAAGTGAATGGCAAGGTTTTGTGGGCGATTTGGCAAGAGTCGGAAGGTGCCGATTATGTGCAGGTCGAAGCCTGGCGGGATTTTGGCCTGAGTGAGATTCCGGTTGTGCCGATCCACAGCAACCCCGCCGACACCAGAGGGACTCTGTTCTGTGAGCCGCCCTTGAAAGACCTCGCGCACATGAACATCAAACACTGGCAGTCCCAAAGCGATCAGGACAACATCCTGCACGTTGCCAGAGTGCCAATCCTGTTCGGCAAAGGCATTCCGGAAGGTACTGTCGTGAAGATTGGTGTCGACAGCGCGATCATGTGCAGTGCTGAGGGGGCGGATCTCAAGTTCGTCGAGCATACAGGCGCTGCGATCACTGCCGGTAGGGACAGTCTGCAAGACCTGGAGGTGCTGATGGCTTCCCACGGTAACGAGATGCTCCAAAACACTGGAGTTGTCGAAACCGCGACTGGCCGATCCCTGAATGCCAGTGACAACAACAATCAGATCGCGAGCATGGCCACGGCTACTGCGTCTGCTCTCAAGACGGTGTTTGGCATGCTCGCCAGGTTCAGTCGTGTTTCCAACGCTGATTTTCAGGTCGACGTAAATACAGATTACGGCATCAACGCCAATGCCCAGGAATTGACTGCGCTGGCCACGGCCCGTGCCAACGGCGATCTCAGCCAGTACGAGTATCTGCGCGAGTTGAGGCGCCGGGGCATCATGGGCAATGATTTCTCGATCGAGGACAACGCGGACAGGCTTTCGACTGAGTACGTCGCAGCTTGATTTGATGTCAAAACGCCCACCGGCTGGCTATCATGGCTGTCTACAGCGCCGGGAGGGCCTATGCCAGTCATAGATTTGTATTCGAAACGAAGAAAGCGTGAGCTTGGGTTAGTGCCTGATGTCTACACCTACGACAACTTTACCTCGAACCTTCGCAACCAAATCTGTTATGTCATTGATGACGTACTTGGGATTCAGGATCGTAACGAACAAGATCGAAATTACGGTGCTATTTGCGAGTTGTTGCGGCGAGAGTACGGGGTGCGAAGGCTGACACACGATCTACATCACCGAGACACCGCATTTGATGAGTTAACCCAATTTATAGCAAAAGAATTAGATATAGATCGTGTGTTAGATGCTGTTGAGCTGTGTTTTTTAATTGCAGAAAATTATCGTGGTAAGGATTACACTTATGGTTACCCTAGAAATGATAGTGGGGTGCATATTGATAATTGCGTATCCGAGATTAATACTCGATTCAAAGAGCATGGAAAAGGTTACGAAATAAGTTCGGGCAAGGTTTTGCGCATCGACTCCGAGTTGCTGCATCAGGAAGCTGTAAAACCTGCGATTAACTTCCTCAATCAGCCCGAATATAGTGGCCCAAGAGATGAATTTTTTGGCGCCTACGAGCATTACAGGCACGGTAGTTTTAAAGAGTCACTCAATGACGCGCTCAAGGCTTTTGAAAGCACGATTAAAGTTGTGCTGGAGCTTAGGGGATGGGAGTACGATAAAACATCCCCTGCTAAAAGGCTCTTGGCAGTCTTGCTAGCGAACAATTTTCTCCCTTCCTATCATCAAAATCACTTAAATGCTCTCTCTACGCTGTTGGAAAGCAGCGTCCCAACCATCCGAAACAAGGAAGGTGGTCACGGTCAGGGCTCAGAGGTATCAGAGGTTGAGCCGGAAATTGCTGCTTACGTTTTGCACATGACGGCTTCGGCAATTGTCATGTTGTGCAGCCTGGAGAGAAAAACTGCCGAAATAAAATAGAGGACTAATGTGAGGCCAAAGCAAATAGCCCCGCATGCGTGGCTATTTTTATTCATAGGTGTAACCGAAAAAATTAGCTGTGGGCGAGGACTAGTTCTTTTTCCGACTCGTCCAATTCCGATGACCTTTCGCGCAGGTTGGAAATCATTACTCCTGCGAGTTTGTCAACAAAACCAGCTGGGAAAAATGTTGAAGGGTTGCCATTCTTGGATGTCATGACTCGTGCTGAGCACTTCGCGAGAGATGAAATTTTACCAATAAGCTTGGTATTAGTTGTGCGCATTTTCTCCCTTGGATCATGTCCCTGGCCGGTAATGCCCTTAACCTGCTTGGCGAGAAACAACTCATCGACTTTCGCGATCAGCTTGGTTGTTTTATCTTCCCCGAAGATATTGGTATGGATTTTGAAGATACTCGAAATATCCATTTTGTCACCTTTTAAGTTGTTGTGTGGTTGCCCTACAATCTTATTATCCATAATGAGCAAAGGTCGCTGCAATACTTGTTGCCAACCAATTTTGCAATATCAACATAAGTCCGACGATCGGTCGAAAGTATTGACAAATTGGCAATGAGTTTAAATTTCTCAATTTTAAATTGAGCACCCGGATTTTAAAATCTGGAAAGGTTTGAAGGGGTAAGTGCTGCAGAATTTACGGAGCGCACGCCGCGAGAATGATTCTCATCTAAGATACTCCATACGCACAGGGCGGCCAGGCGCAACGATTTGATGTCAAAATGCCTGCCTAGCGGTAAGCTCGCAAAATTTCAAGGAGGTGGTGAGTGAGAAAGGCGTTTGATAAATACACTAAGGCCATGATATCGGACTGGAACCAAGTGTTTGTAAGGCGCGTGATGTGGGCGGATATGGAGGCACGTATCAGGGCCTTGTTCCAGGAAATTGAAACCTCGCCACAAGCCAATTGGGTCGGCGGAATTCGGATTCATAGCGGGCTGCACCCTAACGCCAAGAAGTTTCACGTCACGGATCGTCTAAATCAGTTGCAAGTTACCTGTATGAACAGGCCGCTAGGGATCAGAGGTATTAAAGCGTTCGAGGAAATGCGACAAATAGATGGGGTTGAGCAGAAAGTAAAAGGAGTAAAGCGCATCACTCACTTCGAAAGTGATGCATGTATGTGGTTCTCTCAGTCTCCTTCAGGTGGTGTAACTGTTTTCATGTCTCCTTACAAATCAGATCTGGTGACAATGAACGAAAAAGAAATAATCATCGGTACCTACAAAGATCCAAGTCGTCTCACGGAACAAAAAATACGAGCATTATTTTCCACATTCTTTAAGTACAGGAAGATTTCGAGTGCTCTGCATAATCATACGGTATTGGATTATATCTGGAGATTGCGGCTTATGTATTTTGATGTTCGAAATCGACGAGTATGGAAAACTTTTATAGCAATAAATGTGCTCATTATATTTGGGGGCGCGTTTTTTACAATTCTTGGGTATTTCTTAAAGCCCTAGGGTCGTATAATCTACTGGTCATCGGATGTTTGGGTGCCTTGAAGAGTGCTTGCTTCTGTGGGATGCCCTGATATAATTTGGCGCTTTGATCAGTCGGAAATGAAAGATGACTCTTATTGTCGCTGGGCGCTCTTTGGTCAACATGGGTTTCAGCAGATTAGATAATAAGTTCTGCGATGGGGTGTTTTTTGTCTCTGATAGCAGTATTACTCAGAGAGGTACTCCTCTAGTCAGCGGATTCAAGAAGGTTGTCGAGATGCCGATCAGGGTGGCAGGGCTAAACTTTCTAGATGAGTGGTTTCAAGGCTACCATGGATGTAGGTATGAAGGTGCATGTGCAGTTGCATTTGCTGGTAGCACTTTGGTGGCTCAACATATTCTCAATTCTATCCGTAATCACTTGGCAGACCTGCGCCCTACTTATCGCGATGGTGCTTACCAACTTGCTATGATTTGTGAGGAGAGCAAATTTCTTTATGGTGATTATCCAACGAATATGTTTGTGGATAATGATCTAGGCCCTAACAGCCTACTGACTGCGTCGGTGATTGCTTCAGTGGTGGAACATTCAATCCAAGCTGTTCTTATTCAAGCCCAGCCGCACAAAAATATGAAGCAGATGTTCTCTGCTTACCAAGCTGAGTTTATTCTTGGTGTCTGCTGTCCCAAGACAAAGAAATATCACCTCTATCGATACGAGATCGTGCCTAGTGACGCAGATGGCGCAATTGTTTCAATGGAGGAAGTGCCCGAAGGGCAGGTTGCGGTAATTGGAATGCGAAAGCTTCATGAAGAAGATGCCAACGAGGCATATGCTAAGGATCTAAAAGAAGGTAAGAATACGGGAGTATCCATGTTCGATTTCTTAGCGAATGCCATAACAGATCAGAACGAAATTGGTGTTTTTGAGATCGGCTTCCCCGCATTTCACTATAAGCTTGAAGGGAACCGTTTGGAGAAGCTTGACCGGCGTGTAGCCAAACCCCTGCAGCAGGATGAAGTACACTCAGTCTTGTAGGGGCAGTGAGTCGATTGTGAACAGCTTTCAGTGTCGGAGTATTAAAGACGAAGCTTTACTATTTCAATCATGTGAGGATCAGTAAAGTATTCAGCGTGTTCACGTTGAGAGCATGGAGATTTGACAGTGGCTACGGCCCCTGTATATTCCGTTATGTCTATAAACAATGGAGCTTCACACATGTCTAAAGCCGCAGAATACCGCGCCCTGGAGCGCCAGATCGCCGAGCAATTGGCAGCCCTTGAAGCCCTGAAAGGCAGCTCGGCGCTGCAAACAGAGCTTGAGTTTGAAGACAAACTGCGCAGCCTGCTGGACGAGTACGGCATGTCCCTGCGTAACGTCATTGCGATTCTCGATCCTAGCGCCGGGCGCAGCCAAGTGCAGATTTCCGACAAGGCACCGCGCAAGGAGCGTGAGGTTAAGCGTTACCACAACCCGCACACCGGAGAGGTTGTCGAAACGAAGGGCGGGAATCACAAAGTTCTGAAAGAGTGGAAAGCAGAGCACGGCAGCCAGGAAGTCGAGAGCTGGGTTCGGTAATCTTGGTTAGTCGGGTATAAAAAGGACGCAGGAGGCAGTAGATGCGCAAGGTTGAAATCAAAGGAATGTCAGACTTTGTCGAAAAACTTAATGCTTACGATCTACTGTCATACCATGCACTTTTTAGAGGGCAGGCTACTGAAGGTAATTTACTTCCGTCAGTAGCGAGGAGAGACTCTAAAGTTGATTCTACCGCTTTAGAGGTTGAGTTGCTGGCACAGTTTGCAAGGATTGGCGTTACGAAAATCTCCTCGCATCACAATACCCTATGGGATTTGCTTATCCTCGCTCAGCATTTTGGTCTAAAGACAAGACTCCTTGACTGGACTAGTAATCCACTAGTGGCTTTGTATTTCGCATGCGCATCCAGGCAGAAAGGTGATGTGTTCGTCTATTCGCTGATAGCCGATACCATGCTCTTGGAATCTTTAGACTGCAATCCTTTTGAGCAAGGCAAAACTTGGGTAATTCAACCTCGTCTAGCAAACGAGAGAATAATTGCTCAGCACGGATGGTTTACCGCTCATCCATTTTCAAAAAAACACAAGATGTTTGTTCCTTTTGAAAAGCATAAGGAAGCCAAAACCCTGCTCACTGAATATCGGATTCCGAGCAGACTTCGGCGCGAAATTGTTCATTCGCTAGATCGGTGTGGAATTAACAAAAATACATTGTTCCCTGATTTGACTGGGCTGTGTGAATATCTGAACTGGAAGGTTGAAAATGATCAATTTCCAGAGCCGAGAAAGAAAATGACTTCGGTCGATCTTGAAACTCTATTTCGATACAATGGTTTGCCTAATTCTACAAGTTAACTCATAAGACTCTTGTCTTTGTCTTTGCTCACTCCGGATAATGAATATGTAGCGTTAGACTACAAACAAAATGAGGGTGCAAAGATGGATATCAATTTCGCAATGAAGGAAGCACTGACTTTCATAAAATTACTTCCTGGAGCTACGTTAGACTTCGACATCTACGACCCTGTAAATCGTCAGGCCGTCTACGACTTTTGTGTCGACGAAGCTTTTCGGCTCGCCCAGCAATACACAAGATCCCCGGCAGCCCGCGCCGATCTGCAATACCTCCCTTTTTGGCAGGTCATGTGCTGCCACGCCACCTACAACGAATTCCACCGCTGCCTGAAGAGAGTGCAGGCGAGCTAGCCCTGCTCCGTTGCATTCCCCACCATTCCTTGCCAATATGAAAATATCTGATTAAATAAATTGGTGTGGGTCATGACTCGACAGCAGCTTCGGATTCTGGGGGCGCTTTTGAAGCCAAAGCTGCTGGTCTTGAGGATTCTGTGGGTGTTGCGAGGGCGTCGGATGGAACGTGACCGGGTGATTGAGCAGCTGCTTGTGGAGGACATCCGGAAGGAGCTTTCGGGGTCTACGGCGCTGCGCCTGACGTTGTCCGACACTGACCAGCCGTTATCGATCCTCATCGAGGAGCCAGGCCGAGCGTCCGAGATCAGGCGGCTCGATGGGTACCTGGATCTAGCGGTGATACTGACGTTGAAGATCGCTTATCCCCAAGATCGATACGAGTACGTCCATCCTGACTACCATGCCGCAGCTTTGCGAGCAAAATCCGAGCGGGAATTTAGAGATATTTATTACGGCTTGAAGCGAGATGCCTGGTTGCTGGATGTTCGTTTCGTCATTTTCGATACCATCGTCGCGTTAGAAGAATTTAGGCTCTCCGGTCATACTCTCGAAGTGGTTTCAAATATGTTGTTTGAAGATTTTAAACGGGCTTCGGAGCTGGCATTTTTTCCTGAAGGTGACTTGGTCGCGAGATGTAGATTATTTGAAATTGACCTCGGCATCTACGCGATGCAGGTCTACGAGAGCTTGGTGCCTACAATCAAAAGGATGATTAAATTTCAATGCCCTGCGGTTTTCACTCTGCTTGAATACTGCGAGAGTCAAGCTGAGTTCAAGAGTTTGTGTGGTGGCGATTTGGGATTTCTGAGGCCTAAAATGGATAGATTCAGCGATCAGGAGATGGAAACTGCGCTTGCTATGGAGCTAGGGCTGTGAAGTATCTAATGAGTTTCCTGAGTTTTATGGAGATTTGTGAATATCGCTTTGATCAGGGAAGTGGTGCGTACGTCCCACATGGGGGAAAATATTCGGATTTTTACACCTATTTTACGGAAGTATATGGCCTTTATTCGACGCTTCGACCCGATTTCTATTTGGACAGTAATAAGGGCGATGAAGGGAAATTTGAATTCCCATCGAAAACTGCAGATGAGTTTGTTGAATGGGCCTTATCTGTCACACTCACCTCCTTGATCGAGGATTTACAATGTCGATCACTGGCTATCAGATTCTATTTGTGCTGCTTGTTGCGTGATCATGATTCAATTGATCATATCCTAAGTGCGTATTTTAGCTGTGTGGCGGGGAGGGTACGTGTGTCTCTACTTTCTTAATTACCTGCGATGGGTATTTCCAGCTAGTTTTACGCTGATAGATGAGGATGTTTTTTATAACGATGTCCTCTATTCTGATAGTAGGGAGCTACTTCAGATGCTGATCAATGATTACGTGTTTCTTGGTGAGGAATACTATAATTCACGGCAAGTTTTTATCTTAAAAAAGCTTGCCGAGGTTTGCCAAGATGAAACTGAGTTTGTATGGAGCGCTCAGCAGAAAATCACAGAACTTGCGTTTGAATTGGGCTTTGAAGCAAGATCTAAACGGATTTTTATTGTCATGGATGATGAGATTAACGATTGGTTTTGCTATCTCGTAGAGCGCGATATCCATGGGTTAAAAGGAATTGTCCTGAAGTACGTTACGGATACGTATAAAGGTCTGCTTTCAGAATCATATCTGGTGGGCGTTATGAAATCATTTGTTGAGCGGCATAGAGATGAATTTATCAAGCGTTTTGAGCAACAGCAACCTGAGCTAGCAGAGATTCTAAGGGAACTGGATTGGCCTGCGGAACGGGACAAGTTTTTCAGCAACGATCCTGAATTTAAAAAGGTATTGCTGGAGCGGCTTAACGCCAAAGGTAAGGGCCACTTGCTCGAATACATTTTGGGAGAAGATCTTGCTTTATAACCCAGCGCTCAACACTCTTATCGCCAGGGAGTTCTCGGAATTCGTAAAACCTAGCTCCGAATTTGCCAAGAATGGCCCGGAATTCACGGAGCGTTGGGATCACCTGATCCTCGCTTTTCTAAGCTACTGCCGGCAAGAGATTAAGCATAAGCGGATGGTGCCGTTTACAATCCGGAAAATGCGTCAAAAGTCGGAACAACTCAGAATCTCCATTAGCGAACAGGACTGGAATGCGCGTGCCTGCATTGATTTGCTGTCAAACATGACGGCAGTTGGGCAGGCACCAGTGACTGAGGGGGAGGCGTTGTATCGGCAGCACCTGATACCTTTTGAAGATGTTTACGACTGCAGCGTGGGCGTTGGTGGTGGCTGGTATGCGCTGCTGATGGGGCTTGGGGCGATTTGTGCCGAAGATGGATCGTCTTTTCGCGATGTAAAAGAAAAATACGGAGAGCTGAGCCTGTTTCCAAACGCTAATTCCGTGCGGTGCGAATACGCTTGTGATTTTGCCGAGTTTCTTAGCGGATTTATCTGCGATGTATGTGGGAAGGCGGGGCGTAGCAGGGAGGGTGGCTGGGTGGTGACCCGCTGCGATCAGCACGCTTGATTTTCTTTTGGCTAAGAAAAACGCTTTTATCTATCCGCATAAGGTATTTATATGAGCGCATTGATAAGTAACTGTCAAAATATGTTGATGTGAGGCTTGCTCACCGGCGATAATTAGTCATGATTAATAATAAAAAGAATAAAGATCATGACCGCACTTCCGATCCTAACAATTGCCGTTGCCGATCGTAGCACTCGCGACATTTGCAGTATTTATCTTGTCGGCGGGTTCGACGAAGAAAAAAATCACTATGCAGGCCGCCCGGAATTCCGTGGAAGCCAAAAACACGAATATAAGGACATTTGTCATCAAGCGGAGCGGGGAAGAATTCTGCCGCAGGAGGGTACTCCCGAAGAAGAAAGAGACGAAAGGGGTGATGCGGCAGCGTGGGCCCAGCTACAAATGGTAATTGTTGGCTTGCTAAGCGAGGGTGTTTTTGCATTTAGGGGGCTGCAGTACCGATTCCAAATCAGCACCATTGATCCCGATACCCTTGATTTCCTGACCTGGGAAGTTATTGCACAAGTAAACGAGTGGTGAATATATGTACAATTCTACCGACGCTGTCATGGATTATTTCTACGCTGGTAATACAGCAGGTTTCAGAGCTGTTAAGCACCACTTGGACAAGCAGGAAATTTGGAGCGAGCAGGATTTTATTTGTGCGCAAATCAGTGAGTGGTTAAGTGAGAATGCTATCGACTGTGAGCATAAACAACTGCCTGATCCACAGCGTGAAATCTTGGTGGGTTTGTCGGATTTGATCGGTTCAGTCCCCATCCTTTTTTGGACGCATCCTAATCGTTTCCCTGTCTTTAATGACATTAGCCTGGTTAAAAGCCTGCTAAATTTGATGGGAGACGTCGATGATGAGAAGGTTCTGACTAGGATCGAACGGTGTTTTGAGTGGGATCAGCACGAAATCGGCTTCCTTTTGGTTGATTTTTACATGCATAACCTTCCAGGAATGAGGCGGCCTGCAGCAAAGCTCACGGCTAAAGGTTTGTATAATATTTTTGAGGCGACTGGACGGCTACGAATCCTAGGCAAAAAGGATGACATCGCCAATGCAGAAGCGCGACTTATGAAAGTTTTGGTCGAAACGGGCTATATTCACAACGTTTTGTACCTGATTGAGCACAAAAAGCTCTCACCTTGCGCCAGTTTCTACAGAGCTTTGGCTCAGTTACCGCAGAGTTGGAAGGCAGGGGTCGAACAATTCCACGGGCTGCCGGAATGTTTGTAAATAAATAGCAGCTACTTTCCCCCATGAGACATCTCCCTTGTTATAATAAATTCATAACAACAAGAAAACAAATCCCTTGGGGGGATGTCAATGTTTCAAGCAAAGCGCCTGGTCAGTCTTGTCCGTTTTGGCGAAGATGAGCCCGAAGTAGATTTCAATAAATTGGCCGAAAACCCTGCCTTTCAGGACTTTCTTCGAGCACAAGTCGAGAAGGAAGTCACTCCACTCAAAAACAAAAATGCTGATCTGCTCAACGAGAAGAAAAATCTCGCTGAAAAGATGAAGCTTTTTGAGAACGGCATTCAAGAAAAGGACGATTTGGATGCCCTGAAAGCTGGCAAACTCGACTTTCAAACCTTGCTCGACAAGCGTGTCGGTGCTGCTAATAAGGACTGGCAAGATCGTTTAAGCGCGAAGGACTCTGAAGCCGAAGTGCTGCGCAAGGCAGTATCGGATCGCGAAGCCAAGCTCCAGGACTTTCAAATTCGCTCACAAGTGGCCCAAGTGGCATTGCAAAATGAGTTCTTCCAGCAATCCGCTCTAGATGACCTGATGCATATTGCTGGACAGACGTGGAAGTTGACTGAAAATGGTTCGCTGATTGCTCGCGATGGTTCGGGAAACATTATTCTTGGCAAGAATGGCGCGCCTGTTACCCCTTCCGAGTGGATTCAAGGTCTCTCTGCTTCAAAACCACACTACTTTAAGCAGATGCCAGGCAGCGGTGCCCGTGGCGGGCAGTCAGGTGCGAAGCTTGTGAGCCTGAAGAGCTGGCAAGAGTCGCTAGTCGCGGCCTCCTCAGAGGAGCGAAAATCTTTGTTAGCCAAACGTGCTAGCGGAGAGATTGAAATCAAACATTGAATACGAGGCCTGCGGGCCTCCCTGGCTGGGCCAGAAGCGCCAAACTCTGTGAGTTTAGCGATATTAGTAGCTCCACTCTCTATCAATCACCAAAATAATAAAAACAAGGTGAAAAAATGACTGCAATGTTCAACCTGATTGCCCTGGTTCGCCACGGCAACGAACTTGATGCGCTAATTCAAGAAGTGCTGCTCCCTGACGGTTTCCGCGAGATCGATCCGCACGTAGCAATGATCAAGTTGATCGACAACTCCTTTGAGGACGAAGCCAAGCATAAAGGCGAAACCATTAGCGTACCTACGCCGATCGTGATGAAAGTGGCGGAGGAGCATCCTACTGACGGTACACCCACCACTAGCCAGGCTATCAACACGGGTAAAAGCTCGCTAATTCTTAACAGACAGCCATTTGTGCAATGGAGCATGACTGAGCGCGAAGCGCTTGGCTCACTGAGCAAATTCATCATTCCAAACTCGATTAAGGCGGCTTTCAGGTCGATGGGTACGAGGATGAACCTGGATGCCTTCTCGATGTACAAGGACATCTACACCGTCTGTGGTGACCCAACCTCTACAAACTCCCGAACCAAGGATGACTTAGGTACTGCCCGTACCGCGTTTTTGGAAAAGAACATTCTCGGTTCTAAAAACATGGTTCTGCACCCTGCTACAGAAGGGGCTCTGGCGATGGAGTTCACCAAGATTAACGAGTCTGGTGATACCGCTCTGGTCAAAGAGGGCTCGCTGGGTCGTAAGCTTGGTTTCGATATGTATGTCGATGCAATGGCACCAACCCACGTTGCAGGTACCGCCTCGCTCAACGATGGCATGACCCTGGCCACACCAGGTTTCGCGGGATCTGATCGCTTGAACCTGGATGGCGTTGGTGATGCAACCTTCAAGCACGGTGATATCGTATCTATCGCCGGATATCCGCAGACTCATGTTGTTACAGCGGACACCACTGGTGCCGTGATTGTGATTGCGCCGGCTCTGCTAGATGCTATTCCTGCCGGCGCAGCCGTGACCGTGATGAAGTCACACAAAGTTGACCTAGCGTTCCAACCCGAAGCGTTTAGTATCGCATTCCGCCCCCTGGAAAGCCCTGCAAGCACCGAAGGCGTGAAGATCTACCAAATGACAGACCCAATCACCGGCTTTACTCTGCGTCTGTCGACTCACTACGACATGTACACGCACAAAACCACCTGGAAGCTCGATACCCTGTACGGGATTAAGTGCTTCAACCCAGATCTCGCACTCCGCTTCGGCGGCCACTGACAGCACTGGGGCCCGATCGCTGATCGGGCTTTCAGTTAGTAAGTGCTAATAAATGTTCCACGTGGAACGTTGAGGTTTGGGAACAAAAATGAAGCGTGAAATAGCTACCAATTGCTTACATCTTGGGGATCATCAGGTGATTGTCGATCCTGGCTTGCGTGCGGAAGCGCATTGGTTGGGGCTGGGGTATGGTTTTGCTGGGGGCAGTGACAGTGGGGATGCCGCATCTGCAGATCAGGATGCTTCGAAGCGGCGCGGTCGACCGAAAAAAAGGGCTGGATCAATCGGGGAGTTACAGGTCGACCCCCCGATTGGTTGAGTCACTGCGCGTTAATTACAGTTTAGACAAATTGGCGGGGCTATCATTCGATGCAGATTCTGTACCGGATTTAGCCTTTCATTGTTGTTGTAGACATCGTGAAGCGTTTCGCGCCCCTGTTTAAACTCAAAAGTCTGCCCGTCATCCATTGTTATTACATATTTTGCAGAAAGCATGACCGCTGATGGTGGAGTGTTGTCAATTACGCTCCAGTCAATTATTTGCTGTACCTCGGAAATCTCATTGTCCTTAAAATCTTCAATTTCAGGGATTCTGCTTTCGAGGAGTGAGGCAGATTTCAAATATCCGTTTTTGACATTCTCACAAGCTTTTTCGTAATACTGGTCTGCATCTTTGTGGATGCATGGCTGAAAGTTGTCTGCGAAGCTAACCTTGCGTTTGTATTCTTTGATTTCAGACTTCGCGTCGTTAATGATCTTATCAAAGCCTTCCTGCAATATTGCATCGGATACCCCTGCATCCATTTTGCAAGTGTAGGTGACAACGTTCCTTCCCGCGCTATCAGTGCTTTCGCTCCACTTGTACGAAGTGCATCGATCCCTGTTCTCCAGCGCGTTTCCTAACGTGCGAGAGGGATCAATTTCACTTATGACTTGTTTTTTAATCAAAGAAACATGATCGCTTTCACCACACCCTACCAGTAGCAGGGCGGCCAAAATTGTGAGCTTTTTCATCGTCGTCCTTGTAGTTCTGAGGCAGAGCCTATCTGTTTGGCAGAATTTACATTCTCTCCTTATTTGTCATCTTCGTCAATCAACCTCGGTGAACTGTCGGGCCTGATCTACCTGCGTAATAGAAATCACAGAATATTCTTTTTCTCCGGTGTTACTTCACCCGAGCAATGACTGCTGTGATAATATAATAATAAAGGGCCGCAGAGCTCTTCTGGCGAATAATAAGAAGAATAAAATGTCAGCAAACCACCCGGCGACAACGAACGCCAGCAATCTTGTTGTATCTCTTTACGCGCTGATTCCCATCTTGTCGATGGTAGTGAGCGGAGTGCTTGCTTACTCAAGTCTGGATAAAAAGATTGAGCTCACTGACCAGCGCGTCGATGTTTTGAGTGCTCAGATTCAATCGTATCAGATCGAGCGCAAAGAAGACTCGAAGCGAATTGAAGACAAACTCGACAAAATCAGTGCTCGCATCGACGCTCTAATTGTCAAAGGAGCGTCGAAATGATTGCGATGATTTCTGCGCTTTTCGGATTTTTGGGGCCGTTTGTTCCCAAAGTCTTCGATTATTTTCAGTCTAAGCAGGATCACCAGCAGGAAATCGAGCTGATGAAAATGCGCATGGAGTCGTCGGCGGCTGAGCACATGTGGCGCTTGGAAGAGATCAACGCGAAGGCTGACATTGCCGAGTCTATCGCGGTGCACAAACCCGAGGAGTCGTATGCCGACAAGCTAATTAGCTCCGTTGGTGGTGGGACGCTACCGGGGTGGGTAAGGGCATACGTTGCGCTCATTGGGGTGCATGTCGATTTTGTTATCCGCATGTGTCGGCCCCTGATTACCTATGCCTTGGTCGCGTTTTACATGGGCTACAAGCTGGCAGTTTTTCGTGCGCTGGAGGCTGCAGGGCTGCCTGGGTTCGAAGCGCTGAAGGGCTCCTGGACTGATTTTGATGAAGCGATGTTGGCAGCTGTCATTAGTTTTTGGTTTGGTGGTCGTGTGCTGCAGCGTTGGCGGTCGAAGTGATGGCCGTTTCGGTGGTGGAGCAGGCAGTAGGGATCGCGGCCAGGTTGGTGAGCCGTCCGGAGTTTGACGGGCTGCATGATCCAGATCCCAGTACGCCGCAAATCGAGCCCTACTACGATCCAGTGGGCCTACCAACAATTGGGTATGGCCATCTGTTGTCACGGACGCCCTGGGCACCGCTGAGCCAGTTTCCGGCCATCAGTGTCGAGCGTGCAGAGGCGTTGCTCAGGGCCGATCTATTGAAGGCTGCTAACGCTGTGACCAGGTTGGTGAAAGTGCAGTTGAATGCCAACCAGCTCGCTGCTTTGATCGATTTTGTGTTCAACGCCGGGGCGGGGAATTTCGAGATATCGACGTTGCGCAGGGTCATTAATCGCGGAGACTTTGCGGCTGTGCCGACGCAGCTGATGAGGTGGGTGTATGCCAAGGGCGTGAAGCTGCCTGGGCTAATGAAGCGTCGTCGAGCTGAAGCCCAGTTGTGGGTGGCGTGATGGCGAAGATCACCCCGAAAAAAGCTATTGCCCGGCAAATCCAGCTGCGCGGTCAGTACACACGCATTGCCCGTGGAGCTGTCGCTCAGTTGTACCTGCTGCGTGGACGGGTGGCCGAGGAGCTGCAGGCCGACGTACAACGTGGCGCAATACTCAGTGCTGTCAGGGTTGGGGCGAAATTAAAGCGGATAGACAGGGCCATTGGCGATCAGTACAGCGCGATGGAGAGGGATCTGGTCGATGAATTGACTCAGTTGTACAAGGCGCAAGCAGACTGGAACTCCGAGGCTCTAGAGGTTGACCTGGGCGGTGCGCAGACATCAGAGGACTTCGTTCGCAGCTTCATCGAATCCGATCCGTTCGATGGCAAATTGCTGAAGGAATGGGTTAGCGAGCAAAGCCTAGCTACGCAAAATGCCGTGAAGCGGGCTGTGCGGTTGGGGGTGGTGAATGGTCTGCCGGTGAGCAAAATCGTTGATGCTGTCGTTAGTGATCCAGTAAATCCATTCAATGCTTCGCGGCGGAATGTGGAAATTTTGGTTAGGACGGCGGCAGCTCATGTGACGGCCAATGCTGACCTGCTGGGGTTCCGGGAAGCAGGGGTGGAGCAGTATCAGTTAAGCGCGATTCTGGACACGCGCACTACGCTTATTTGCGCTTCGCTTAACGGGAAGAAATTCAGAGTCAACGACCCGAAGAAAAAGGTACCGCCTTTCCATCCTGGCTGTCGCACGACGATGATCGCAATGTTTGACCCTGACGATGAGCCGGTTCCCGACAGCTTTGACGACTTCCTGAAAAACGTGGATGAAGAGGATCAGGTCAAGGTGCTTGGCGCGACGAGGCACAGAATGTGGAAAAAAGGAATGCCACTCGACGGATTCATTGATCAGGATTCGACGCACGTCATACCGCTAAACCAATTGCAAGTCTTACTGCCTTCCTAAGGGCGTTTTTCTTAACCAAAGTCTTAGCTCCATCTACCCTCAACGGGTGCATCTCTTTTTAAAAGAAAATAGACCGTTGGGGGTAAAGACCAGGGTAAGGAACATAACAATAATTAATTGGCTAAGAAAAACTATGTACTCAAACTATAGCGAATATACTGCTGAATTCAGGAACGACCAAATCCCAAATGATGACGGCGAAGCCCGGATCGTCCGAGCTCTCGATAAAGCATCTCGGCTGGCAGACAGCTACATCCGTGCCGGTGGCCTCGACGCCCCAGTAACAGACGTGGAGGCGGTTGAGGACGTTAAGGGATTCGTGCTGGACATCAGTCGCTACTATCTGTGGAACGAAAACCCCACGGACGAGCAGAGGCGCCGTTTCGAGGACGCTATACGCTGGTTTGAGGGACTGGCAAGTGGGCGCAACCGCCTGCGCACTGCAAGCCAAGAAAGCCGTAAATCCGGGTTCCACAACGTCAGGTTGATTCGCTCATGATTACCAGCGGCAGCCAACCGATCACTCTGGAAATCGATACTCGTGGCCTGGAAGAGCTCGTTCGCAAAGTACGCCAGCTCGGCCCCAGCAACCCCCACGTGCGCAAGGGCCTAAACCAAATCGGCGTGCGCTGGATCGCTAAGGTCAAAATCTGCTTTCAGCGCAGCATCGACCCCTACGGCCAGCCTTGGGCACGTATTACCCACCGCCAAGGCCAACCACTGCTCGACACCGGGCGCTTGCGAAACAGCGTAAAACACAATGTCCGAGGCACAAACCTGGAGCTGGCAAGCAACCTTGTATATGCCGACAACCACCAATACGGCATCACAGTTAAACAACGTAGATACCTCCCAGACAAATCCGGTCTACCGAAACAATGGCTTGAGGAATACCAAAATATCCTGCTCCAAAACATTGAAAACGCCCTTGCCACCACAGCGACAGTGTTATAATTAAACAAAAAACATTATGTCGATCACGCAAACCCTTGAAGACTACAAAGCCCTTATCGAATCTTTGCCATCAAAGCCAAAGGTCGATCTTTTCTCCGGCACGGTCGTCGAGGATGCACTTAAAAACATAGCCCTGAGCGGTAAGCAATGTTATGTGCTTCTTGCATGTGGCGGTGGGCCATTTGTAAGTGACAAGCCAGCATTAGTTTGCGATGCGGTTTTCGGGGCTTTCGTCATTGCTCGTTCCGACCCGGATACAAAAGGGGTGTCACGGGAAGCTATGAGTATGGGCGTTGAAATTTCTAGGTTGCTAAAAAAATACCGTGGCAGCTCTGGAAACAATCCAAACCTTCCAAAGATTATTTCGTTCGAAGAGCTACTTTCAGGGTTCAAGGGAAATAATTTCAGTGCTTGGCAGCTGTCATGGACTCATTTTGTTAGTTTTGATTAAGAAAAATCCAATAAAAAGAAGAATAAAGGTGATTGAATGTCTGTAAACGTGAAAGATACTAGCATCGGCTGGATCGGTAATGGCGCCATCCTAATCTCAGTACTTGACGATAATGACGAGCCAACTGGTGGCTTTACTGCCGTCGCGCATTCGTCCTCGGCTGTACTGGCTTTGACGTCCGACAAAGTTGAGATGCAGGACACTACTTTCGGAACGCTGTCGACCGCGAAAAGCAAGGTCATTAAGAACTCGGGCGAACTGACGATCAATGCCAAGGATTTCAACCCTGAGCTTATGCGCCTGGCTTTATTCGGCTCGCTTACCAAAGATGACGCCGTAGCGTCGAAGGTCTGGGCTGGCAAGGCCTATCTGGGGAAAAGCGTGGTCGTGCCTGGCGTGATCGCTGCTGTGACCTCGATTACCGTTGCCGGCGAGCCACTCGACGAGGGGCTATACCGTGTTTCTGGTGGATCGATCGAGTTCGACGAAGCTGCTGGTTTCGAAGACGGCGCATCCGTAGAAATCACCTACGCCTCGAAGGCTACCACGCGCCTGGAAGGCTTGGTCAACAGTGGCGTTAACGTCCAGATCGTTTTCGACGGTTTTAACCTGGCGGAAGATGACAGGGAAGTAAAGGTCACTTACCACAAAGTCTCCTTAAGCCCAGCGGCCCAGCGCCAACTGATCACCTCAGACTATGGCGAGCAAGAAATTAAGGGCAGCCTACTTGCCTCCAAGTCAGTCAGTGGAAGCGGCCTTTCGAAGCTGTTTAGGGAAGAATACGCTTAACCTGTGGTAGCATCCCGCCAAGAAGTGGCATGAAGCCTTGAAGCTAGTGCCGCTTATTGCTTAAAGTAGGGTATCGAAGCGACTTCCTGGATGAGATCGAACGCTTCCCAGCGGCTAACGCCGTAACCGCGCAAGGTGGTTCGAAAGTGGTGTCCGGATCTGCATGAAAATAGGGACTATAAGATGAGCTTGGTAGGGAAAAACAGAAGAGTTTTTAGCTATACCAATGCTGACGTTAGGGAGAAGTTTTTCCAGAATAAAGATTTCAATAAGGCCCAGCCATATCACTCAAACTTTAGTCACAGTAGATTCGAGAACTCATCATTCTCAGCGTCGAAATTTAAATTCTGTGGAATGTATAAGTGCATTTTTGATAGCTGCGACTTCACTGGCACCCTTTTCAGGAAATGCAATTTGCAAGATTCAAAGTTTAAGAGTTGCATAATTCGCGCTACTATTTTTGAAGGTTGCAAGCTGAAGGGTGCTGAGTTTTCAGATTGCATAATCGTTGGAGCTAAACTCCCAGTTAACTATGATCTCGGCATAAGCAATATTTGTATTTCGTCGAATCCTCCTGTCAGTCATTTTGACCCAGATTTAATAAAGGTCGTCGAGGATTTGCGGTCAAACAGCTTTATACGGAAATCAGCAGTTTTTCACTTGAAACGCCAAAAAACGAATACTGTCACCTTAAAATTTCTGTTGCTGCGTTTCAGTTCTGACTTTTTGATAGAGAACATCCCAGTGCTTGCTCAAGAAATCAAAAGGGATTTCTACACCGTTAGCTACGTCGTCAGGATCTTGACCCGCCTGGCGGAAAAGGCTACAGTCTAGCTACCGGGTCTCCTCGCCCACGGAATTCCGTCACTAGTAAATGTTTGGTCTACGGACTGTCGCCGGTTAACAACATTTATCACGTCGTTTGCTTCTGACTTAGTGGGGGTATTGCCTATGGTAATGGACTTTTTAACATGTTTTGCATTTGTGTTGCTGATGCTTCATAAGTTCCTAATGTGGGTCATTTCCGTGGATGGCGGGGCGATTGTGAAGAGTGTAGGCACGAACCACTAGCTGCCCATAGCAGATCGCGCACTTCGTTACCATTATCTATCTTGCGGTGTAGTTAAAAACCAAACCCGGACACGTAGTCCGGCTTTTTTGGCTCAGTGGTTGTACTTGTACCAGACCTGACGCGCCGCCGCAGTTCTCCAGCGCCTTTCGTAGCTCCGAATGTCCGGAAAATCCTGGTCGAGATGAGCTTCTGCTAAAAAGCTGAACGAATCGACGCAACCCATGCCCGTCAGGTCATCCAGGCAATGCTCTTCAATAAATTCCGCAAGCTCATCGATCTTTTTGCGCTCAAAAGCCGGGTCATTGCGCTGAGCGATCCTTCTCTTGAGCGTGTATCTCATTAGTTCTTGTGGGGTCAAAGCACTCATTTGCGAGTCCGAAAGCACGGGCAGATCGGTGCGAGCATCAAACATGATTATTCCTCTTTTTATTGTGTTGCTACAGTTGAAATATTACACATGAGCTCCACGCGAATCTACTAGGCAACTTCGCTAGTTTTAGGTATACATCGAAAATATTTTCACTTTGGGTTTGTTGTCAAAGCGGGGTTGGCCCACCTGGGCTGCGGGGGTGGGTATAATGGAGGAAAGTCACACATAATAATAAGAAGAAGCCATGGCACTTTCAGATCTCGTGATCCCCTCGCGACCAATTACCATCACCCAGGCATCCGCTGACAAGCCGGAAGTCACTATCGATGTGTTCGGCCTAAATACTGAAGACTTCATCTATCTTGTTGATGGTTATCGTGATGCCCTGGCTGCGATTTTCTTACGCAACGTAAAAGAGTCCCTGGCTGATCCGGATGTGTCGAAAGAAATTTTGATGAGCTTTCCAGGGTTTGCGGCTGCCTGTGTTGCGTGTGCTTGCAAGCAGCGTAATGCCGAAGATTACGTTCGGAACCTGCCGTTCCCGATACAGCTGGAATTGCTGGCCACAGTCTTTACGCTGACGTTTCCAGAAGGTCTAAAAAAAAGCCTGGAAAAGCTGCTGCCGACGATCTTACCCCTGCTCAAAAAGTAGCTCAGTTCGAAGCGGCAAGGAAAAAATCCAAGCCTACTGAAGAACAAGATCCAGAGCAGTTTGCGCTTGTTCTCATCGAGTGTTGTGAACTACTTGTTGCGAATGGTCATGCCGGGCTCAATCCTTACCAGTATTCAATAAAACGTCTCTTGCACTTGGTGGGGATTCATAAAGGGCGCCTCCGTGATCAGCTTATAACTCGCATTGTTGCTGATCACATGTCGCGTATTGCAATTGCGACAGGCGACGGGAAAGAGTTTAAGAATCTAATCGACCAGCTCAGCCAAAAAGAATAATAAAAATGGCCGGAAGTACAATTATTCAGCTCGTCCTGCGAGCTCGTGACGACATGTCCAAGGGTCTTGGCAGTGCGACTGCTAAGATCACCGCACTTATCGCTGCCTTTGCGGGCGCCAGTGCTATCAAAGAAACAGTTGGCCAGCTTACAGAGCTAGATGTTGCTGCAAAGCGTTTGCAAGTCAGTGTTGAGGATTTGACTGCTGCTCAGTATGCCGCGTTCAAGACCTCTGGTGTAGGAGCCGAGCAATTCGTCGATGCCCTGGAAGAGGTACGGATCAAGATTGAGGAGATGAACTCAATTCAGTCTGGTGGTGCCATAGACTTCTTCCAGATAATGAAGACATCTAGCGCTGAGTTCATGAAGCTGAATCCGCTAGAGCAGCTGCAGAAGATTTCAGATGTGATGAAAGGCATGTCGTCTAGTGCTCAGTTCACATTTTTAGATCAGATTGGTTCTGACAACCTAAGAAATCTTCTCCCGCTACTCGAAGACGGATCTGGCAAGTTCAAAGACCTGATGGCTCAGGCCAAGGCTGCTGGTTACACGCTCAACAGCTTGGACACAAAGAACGTTGAGCAGCTCAGCCGTACTTTCAACGAGCTGTCTACATCGGTCTCGACTGGCTTCAAAAAAGCGGTGGCTGATGCTGCCCCGGAGTTCACCGCGCTCGTCCAGATGCTGCTCCAGGGCACTACGGATGCAAAGACGGGCGTGGACGAATTGGGTACGTCAGGTCGTGAGCAATTTCGCGGGATCGTGTCTGCTGCAGGCCAGGCATTCGCCGCATTTGGCCGTGTCGGGGACGCGCTTTACGCAGTTTTCTTCGCAATCGCAAAGGGGGCTACTGATACAGCCGGTGTGTTCGCGCTCGGTTTTGATCAGATCCTAACGTATCTAGGCAAGTTCGTTAGCAGCTTCGTCACGTTCTACCGCAAAGCGTTTGCCGATGTACTTGTTCTCGTTGGCAACTCGTTTGTCCCCGGCATCCAGTCACTGCTGAACAAAATCCCCGGCAGCCTCGCAAGCTCAATGTCGTCAAGCCTCGACAGCGTCAGGAGCTACATCAACAGCTCAGTCGCGGATCTAAACAAGCCAGTCAGCATCAACCTGGGTGTGGGCATTTTCAAAGATTTCGCTGCGCAAGCAGAAGGAGCTTCAAAAACCCTCGACAAGCTCGGCCAGGAAGCAGTCAAAGCGACCCTGACTGGCGCTGGTGGCATTAGTGGTGCGATCTCTTCGGCAACAAACAAGCTGCTCGATGCCGGCGCTGCGATCGAAGCTCAGAACAAAGCACTGGTTGACCAGGATGCAGCACGCGCGAAGCTTGGTATCAGCAAAGGCGGCGATGCCAAAAACATCCTCGCAAATACACAAACTGCGGCAACGATTGCGGCCACTCAAGCCAAGCTCCGGGCCGACCTGGCCAAGATGGAAATAGACAAAATCATCGAATCCATCCAGACCCGCCAGCAGCTCGAAAACAAAGCCCTCGACGCCCGCGCAACAGCCGAAAAATTGACCGCTGGTGAGATCGCTGACGCCAGGCTCAACATAGATTTGAAAGCAAACCGGGAGATCAGCGACCAGCGCAAAGCTTCGATCGGCGAAGACCTGAAAGTGCTGCAGGCGCAGCTCGCGGCACAGCAAAAGGTATTGGGCCAGTCGACCATTGATTCGGAGCGCGGGACTGCTTTGAGTGCGATTGCTGACCTGGAAGCGCAGATCACGGTCAAGCGCCAGGAACAGTTGAATTTGACCAGCGCTCTGGCGAATCAGGAGGCTCTGCTCAAGGCTGATCGCGCTTCGGCCTTGGCTGACTCGAAGGCTCAAGTTGAGGCAATCAGGGAGCAGCTGGAGGTCGACCTTCTTCGCATTCGCGGCTCCGACTACAAAGCCGATCTGCTCGAAATTGAGAGAGATTTTGCTGATACCAAGCGCGTTTTGGAAGCCCTCGGCGAGGACTCGACGGCTGCGGCTGACTTGGTTGCTGCGAAGAAGGCCAAGGCTGAGTTGGATGAGATCGACCGGCAATATGCTGCCTTGAAGCGCAAGCTTGAGAACAACCAAATTAGCTCTAGGGACTACCTTGCACAGGTAAATGCCCTGGGCGAGCGGGGGCAAAAGGCTGCAAAGGTCACAGGCAACCAGGACGACGTTGATCGCACGAAGGACTCCTTAGAATCGGCCAGGTCTGAGGTCTTCAGCTTCGGCAAAACGTGGAAAGACCTGCAGAGCTCGATGTCGAACGGCCTAGGGAATCTCCGAACAAGCCTTCAGTTATGCGAGAATCCCCGCAACACCTGA